TATTCTATCTGAACTTTTATTTATCTTACCGAATGATGTTACTGAGGTTGTCCTGGTACTTCGGCGGCAACTTCTTTTTGATCTCCTTCATGCGATCATTGAAGCTGTCAGTGGTCTTGACACTGGCCGTCTTGTAAGTGTAACCGATGCATGCGGAAGTGATTGCCTGCTTCACTTCCATCTGACCACACTCAGGGCACGGCTCAGCTTCAGGCACTTTGCGGTTGGCAATCGAGTAGACGCCTTCCCAACGATGTTCACACGCGCCACATTGATAGTCATACAGGGCCATTGTAAACACCTCCGTCTGTCTTGAACTCAACTGACTCGAAGGTCGAAGGCAGCTTTGTCATTAAGTAGGCGATGTCATCAGGCAGCGCACCAAGACTCCAAGGTTTTCCAATCCCATCATCGACGTAGTCCGGCCGATAGATCATGACGATTGAGAGCGCAATAGCTGTCACGTCTTCGGCGGTGACCTCTCTGTTACTCAACGCATCAGAGAAGATCATGTCGATTACGTCATCACCGATCAGCGTCACGGTGCGACTGGTGATGTCGATATTGATCCCACTACTCTCTTTCAAAGCGCGCATTAACTAACCCCTGCGAACTTTTCCAGCAACCACATCACGCTGATAGCAGGACCGATGAACGGGATGAAGACCGCTGCCAGTGTCGCCCAGAAGCCTTTGGCGACGATAATACCCATGCCCCACAGGATGCCCATGATCAGACCTGCAGGTAACAGGTTAATGCTAGTGCGCTTGACTAGTTTGGTAGGTTCACGTTCAAACAGTGCTTCTTCAACTCGCTTTTCCAATGTTTTCTCACTCATTTGCCAATGGCCTCTAGGGTGTCTACGAATGCGTTCATTTGTTCTACGATACGTTCATATGTATCTGCCACGGTTTTGTCTGTACGGACTTCTACGGCGGCGATGTTACGTGGTAAGAACAGGGCAAACACATCACGATTGCGATCCTTAACAACATCGTTCGCTTTGACTGTGATGATCTTACCGACAGTAGCTGGGTCATCCCACAACTCTTGACGTTGCTTGTCACTGAAGCCGATACCTACGCCCGTGACCAGCTTGCGATCAGACGATGCACACACAGCAGCACCGAGACGGCCAGCGTTCTTACCAGTACCTTCTTCAAGCGCGATGATTTCAAGTTCGCACTCGAATTCGATCTTGCACTTGACTTGGTCAGGAGAAGTGTGATCAGCCCACTCACCGTCTTGGTTTTTGATCACTGTACCTTCTTCGCCCTTCTCGACTTCCTCTTTGAAGTGTTCGATGATCTCTTGCACGCTGTTGACGACTTTAGTGTCAACCAGACGCAATGCACTTGACTTGCCGGCGATTGCGAGCTTCAGGGTGTTCAAGCGCGTAGCATACTTGATTTTGCAGATGCGTGCATTGTAGTCAGCGATTGGCACGATGTCCCACAACACGAACACGATGCGGCTGGTATCGACGTCATCAGCATTCAGGCGGCCGTTGCCGTCTTTGCGCGACATGATCTTACCATTCTCATCAGTGTACAGCGCTTCACCCATGTAGACGAAACCAGGCGTGAACTGACCATCAAGGGCTTGGTTGTTGTAGGGCTTGACTTCGCAGTTGCGTGAGCGATAGACCACATTCGTCACGCCGGCGATGATGTCAACGTACATCCCGTCAGATTTGGTCTGGCTGAATGCAGGTAGTCTGAGCTTCGCGAGGTTCTTCTTGTTGAACGATGAGCAGCGCTGATACGGCGGCGTGTAGATCAGGTCGGGCCAGATCTTGTTCATGGTCGATTCAGTCAGACCGCAACGCAGGTCTTTCTTGACGATACGAAACAGTATCTCACCGTCGTCAGCAGACAGCGAGCCTTCGAGATCAGTCAAGTACTTGATCGCAGCGTTACCGGTCAACTGGCGCGACGACAGGGTCTTCAGACCGTCAATAGCGGCTGCAAGAGTGTTCGTGCCAGTGTATTCGGTTGGCCGTGGGTACTTCTTGATGTTATAGGAAATCTCAGGGCTGTAGGTTGCGATCCCGATCTTCTTGAACAGATCAGCTTGGTGTGCATGCAGGCCCTGAAGGGTCGACTCCTTTTCAGTGCGCTTGCTGGTCGCAGCGAGGTCATTCAGTACGTTTAACATTGTGGATAATCCTAGTTCAGGGTTCAGTTCGACAAGTATACATAGATTCCATGAGAACGCAATGGTTGCTTATAAATAGCTTCATATAGAACAACATCACATAAAGGTTATCGTGTATGTCAAAGATTCGAGTAGACACAGTCGCGACACAAGACGACAGCACCAGCGTCCCAACTGCCACGTTGACGGCTCTGCCTGCGCGTGTGACCGCTGTCGAGAATGGTAAGGCTGTGAAGGGTGCCAACGCCGACATCACTTCGTTGACTGGCCTAACAACCGCTTTGAGCATCGCGCAGGGCGGTACAGGCGGAAACACCGCTGATGCAGCGCGTTCAGCGCTTGGTGTTGTCGGGCGCAATCGTATTATCAATGGTAGTTGCACATTTGCTCAAAGAGGAGCAACAGCAGCATTTGCGACTGCGACTGTTGGTTATGGTGGACCTGACAGGTTTTACGCAGCCAACTCAGGCTCAGCGGCTGGGCAGTTTACTCAATCAACTGGCTCAATCGTTGATGGTGGTGTAACTAAGGCATCTATCGTGCAGACAGTAAACACGGCCATTGCCAATACAACTTCAACAAACTTTTGGAGTGGTATCGCTCAATACGTTGAAGGGGTCAACTGTTTCGACCTCGTCGGTAGCCCAGTTGCAGTATCGTTTCTGTTCAAAACGAACGTGACAGGCACTTTCAGTGTAGCAGTTCGAGATAGTACAGGGGCAATAAGCTACAACACATCGTTCGCCGCTGTTTCTGGTGTTCCGGTCAAAGTATCTATCAACCTGCCCGCTGTACCTCTTGCCGCCGTCATTCCACAAACAACTGGCATCGGCATGCAAGTGTGGGTCGGTGCGATAAACACAGGCACATACCAAGCGCCGGCAAGTAATGTGTGGAACACGGGTAACTACATAACCGTCCCATCTTCAGTCAACTGGGGCGCGACTATCGGCAACTATATCTCGTTGACTGATTTGCAGCTTGAAGCTGGTACAGCAACGCCGTTTGAGCGTCGCATTTACCAGCAAGAGCTAGCCCTATGCCAACGGTACTATCAAACAGGAACTGGCGTACTTAACGGTTATAGTACCGTTGGCACTGGTAATGATGTGTGGGTACCTTTTGGTACCAGGATGAGAGCTACCCCGACATTAACATATGCACAAAATGCTATGGTCAATTGTTCTGCATATGATGTCAGATTAGCACAAGTTGATGGTTTGGTTGTTCATGCGGTTGTTATTGGAACTGGTGGGTACATTTGGCAATGCACCTGGACTGCTAACGCCGAACTCTAACACTCAACTAGATCGAGGACTTCATCGTCAATGTAAACGACGGTGAAGGCCCTCATCAACGATTCATTGATTACGTGTGTATAGTCGTCGCGTGCGGCTGCATTACCTACCACGTACATCGTTTCCCCTCGCATACCTCGAATACTGTTACAATTATACCCTATTACCACGACGTACTGACCACGCCTGAAGCCTAAGCGTTCAGCGATACTGTGTGCCTCACCCGTGTTGCCACCAAAGAAGTAAATTCGATCACTCATTAGAGTATTCCCATACTGATACCGTTTCTGATTGACATGAGGATCTTACCTAAGTGGTTATGCCCCTTGCCATTGTAGATTCCCCAGTATGTATCACCCCAATAGTTACCCTCGACCAGATCATGGCCTTCAGTCGCCATCAACAGTGCGCGCAATTCGGGATATTTGAACTTCTGAACTAGAAGTTCTTCCATGATGCGCCGCTTATGCAAGTGCCAGTCTTGCTTCAGCTTGACCTTCTGACCTTCGCGTTTCGCTTGACCTGCGGTAAGGATCAGGCTCATCTTAGCGCGTTCGTCCCAATCATCAGTCTTAGCAGCTTGATACGCATGCTCAACAGTCGGGAACATGATGTTGGAAAGTTCAACCTCAACAGGGTAGAAGTTACTCAGAAACTTGAAGTCGCCGTCAAAATGGTCAATCATGTTCATTCCTCATATGGTAAAACACCGCCTTTGACAGCGGTGTTGTGTAGTTACTTCTCGTAGTACCAATCAATGGTAGCACCAATAACAATCGCTATCACTAAAACTACTCCAGCGATAGCATAGTCATCGTGTCGCGCCGCAGCAGAGATGATCGTCAACGGGAGCAAATCCCAGAACGAATACCGCTTTGTATAAAAGAAGCCTTTCAACATATCAATACCTCACATGTTCATCAAGTTGGCAAACTTGTTGTTTGCGTAGAACTCGGTCACTCGACGGTCGACAATGATGTCTTTGCGTGAGATCTCTTTTATAACGTAAAGCCCTGCAAGGGTCCGCAAACGACTGAACGCAACATAGCCCTGTCCGTGTGCAAAGAAGCCGTTGCCAGTGTAGAGCGCTGCTTGTGACAAGCTCAGACCTTGCGACTTGTGCACAGTACACGCGTAGCCAAGACGCAACGGGAACTGTTGATAGTCAGCGACAGGCTTAATACCTACACCACCCTCACCACCGCTGAAGTATTCATACTCAGTCCACTTGAACTCCTTGACAGTAATGTGTTCACCACTCTCAAGTTGAATCATGATGCTGTCATTGAACATCTTTTCAACGTGACCTGTCTGACCGTTGTAGTACGAGCCGTCAAGCGCGTTCGCACAGATCAGCACCTTGCAACCGACTTTCAGTGACAAGCATTCAGGCACTGGCAGATCTTTGAACGGCCCTTTCTTCTTACCGACATAGACGCGCTCTTCACCCATGATGTCGTCATAGTTGTGCTTGTTGACCGTATCCGCTTCACGGTTGGTCGAACACAGGAACAGCGTGTCGTCATCCATCTCTTCTTTGCTCATACCCTGTTCATTCAAGAATGCAAGGCTCGCTTCGAAGTTGTCATCACGGGTACGGATGCTGTTGAGTGCGTTGATGAACACTGCATCAGATTGACGCATGACCTCGTCGAGTTCGATGGTCTGGAAGCCTGCTTCACGCCATGCATCAGTGTCGAAGGCAAACGGGCTGTCGAACTCTTTCAGGAAGTATTCACCTTCAGTCGACTTTGTGTTGAGTACTGGCGACAGTTGAAAGAAGTCACCGACGACGATCACTTGCAGGCCACCGAAAGGCTTGTTCTTACGCTTTGCTTTACGCAATGCAATGTCAATAGCCATGAACGTGTCAGCACGCACCATAGAGATTTCATCGATCACGATACGGGTGATTGAATCGTCGCTGAACAGTTCCTTGACCTTTTCATTGACGTTGTTGCGTTGCTGAGGGGACAAGTAGCCGAGACGTAGACGGAACGTGCTATGAATCGTCGCGCCCTTGATGTTCTGTGCAGCAATGCCTGTAGGGGCGAGGAAGATCGTGCTGTCGGAACACAGGTCACGAATCTTGCCGACCAGGACAGACTTACCAACACCACCGGGCCCCGATATGAATGTGTTTGCACCATTCATGATCTGGTTAAAGGCAAATTGTTGTTTCGTATTCAGTTGCATTCGATATTTTCCACTTCATCAATCATTCGTTCATTAACAACTTCGGTAAGCGCTTCGATTAGTTCAAGCGCTTGCTCTTTGCTGAGTTGTACATCATGTTCACCTGAGCCGTGG